TAGATGAAGGGGCCGGGGATGCCCTCGTTTGTAAACACATCAATTGCCTTAAGCCCTGACGCCCACTCTTTCCAATCCGTGTTTGCGTCTGGAATAGCTAATTGCTGTGCGGCATACTGCTCAACCATAAGGGACGCCCACGACTCAAAGGTGTGGTAGCGAGGGTCATAGACCAATGCTGTGTTAAGGATGGTTGCCATTACGGTCTCACATCGCCCAAATCAGCGTCTAGGATGACCTTACCAACTTGGTAGTCACCACCTGTTACGTTAGAGACAAACTTCAAGCGAAGCTCACGACGCTGTTCACGCATGTCAACCTTTCCTGTGTCTGGGCTAAAAACATAGGGGCCAGTCGTCACGTCGTTAGATTGCGCAAATGAGCGACCAGTCACATAGATTTCCATATCACCAGATTGTACAAAGTCAGGCTCTACACGCTCGATGCGTAGCCACTTGTTCTCACCCACAGGGTTAGGCTGGGAGGGGCCCCCTGAGACAAAGCCAAGCTCATTCGTCTCAAAGTACGACTCAATTGCCAACACGGTTGTGTTTTGTACGGCGTCAGTGCCTATCTCGTGTTGCCACAAGGATACAAAGTCAACCACCTGAGTAACAGTAATGATCAAACCAGAACCAACTGGGAGCGATGCAGAGAGGGTATTGCCAACAACGTAGTTCTTGCCCTTGCTGAAGATCGTCACAGAGGTAACGATGCCACCAGCCACCACAATCGTAGCTGTAGCACCTGAGCCGCTACCGCCTGTCAAAGCTTGGTTTGTGTAGGTTCCGTTGGTGTACGTGGTTCCACCAGCAGTTAGCGTGATTGCGTTCACGCCACCTACTTCGTTGGTTTCCCATGACGCCCATGTTGGATGGATAAAAACCTGAGAGAAGTAACCAGCAGAGCGACGAGCTCCCAAGGCTTGACCTGCGTCGTACCAAGTGTTCTCGCGTATATTGTAGATGATGGCATCTGTGCATTCGGTAGCATTACCACGAGGGTAGAACCACCAAATCTCACCAAAACGTGGAACCTTAGACACCCAAACCTTTTCGCGCTGAGCGTAGTTGAGGTTGTCAAAAAAGTAGTTTTGGTTCATGGTGTTAGGAATTTCCTTCACAACACCGTTGTAGAGCAGGAATCGATCAACACCACACCAATAATAGATGCCGTCGTACTCAATCACGGACTGAGAAGACAGGATGGACGACTGAGAAGAGATCAAGTCATAGCGCCAGTATTGGGGAGGAGTACCAGCACCACCGATGAATGACACGCGGATTAGGCTATCAAGGCTCCAAAACAGCCCAGAAGGCGCGTTCGAACCACCACGCACTGGTAGCCCTTGGACGATCTTTCCAGTGGCTACAGAGACCTCATTAGCGTCTGCTGAGACCCAATCGTTTGTGTTGCCTGCTGAACAGTTTCTGATCAGACCGTTGTTGCCATAAACAAAGACGTAGGGGTGAAGCGAAACCACACCGCCAGAGACGGAGATGTTGTTGTCAAATGTTGCTGTTGTGCTCCCAGAAGCCGTAGCGGCGTTAGAGAGGGTTACGCTTTGGAATTGACCAATGGTGAACACTAAACCAGTAGTTGTTCCAGCGGTTGTGGTGATCGCCGCACCACCAGAAGACGCAGACAGAGTGAACGTGGTCGCATAGTTCGTAGCAATGATGAAGTACGTCACGCCAGAGGTTAAACCTGTAGCGGTTCCAGTGTTAGTGCCAGAGACAGCAACGGTTTGACCAATGTAAAGACCAGCCGTAGAGGTGCAAGAACACTGTCCAGCAGTACCAGTTACGGCTACAGCGTTCAAAATAACTATAGAAAGGGTAGCGGCAGTCACTGTTGTGTTGGCAGGGATGCCTGTTCCAGTGATTGATTGACCTGCGCCAATTTGTAAGTTAGCCGTAGGTAAATATGCTGTTACGGTGCTGTTTGTGTAGATTGTGTCAGTGAACACACCAATAGCGGACAAGCTCGTGCCAGTGATGTTGCCACCCAAGACAGGGGTGTTGATGTTGTTGTCGATGAGGTTCAGAGATTGACCGGGGTGCGCAAGCAACAAATTATCCCCAGACCCACTCACGTCATAGAACGTATCAAACTGCCACAGATTATTGTCAGACGCCGTGAAGTTAGACAGCGTCATATCCGTCACACCAGCACCCACACCGTTGTTGTCGATAGGAACAACCTGCAAGCCTTTAGAATGCCCATTGAAGACGTTGTTGAAGCTCTGCTGTGGGTTGACGTAGATCCCGCGGGAAGGGCCTGAAATCCCTCCAGTGATCTGCGTATACCCACCAACCTTGCGAGGGCGCCCACGCTGGAATCTTACCCAACGACCGTCGTTGTAGAACTCTTTATCAAAGATCGTTCCATCGCGCTGGATGCCAGCCTTCGTATCGAGCGCAAAGACCTTTTTGGTCATTAGAACGTGCCCCCAGAGACGCCGCCTGTAAAGTTCCCAGTACCAACAATCGCTAATCCAGAAGCAGACAGCGTAGAGCGCAACACGCCTAAGATTGCAGTGTTAAATTGACCAGCTCCAGCACGATAAACGCCTGTGGTTGCTTCGTTACCAAAGTTCAGAGAAGGCGCGCCTACGTTACCGTCAGCCAAGCTCAAGGTAGTTACAGAGCCAGCCTGAGAGGTGTTGGCGTTAAAGAAGTTAGTTCCGTCGCAAGCCAAAGTAACTTGCTGACCAGAAGGAATGACCACCGACGTACCAGAACCAGTTCCAACGGTGAACGAAAAACCGCCAGCCGTTGTAGAGTTCTTGATCACGTACAAGTTCACCACAGGCGGGTAAACAATCGTCACGTTACCAGTCAAGGTTCCTGTGTAGGTCTGAATGGTGTTTGTGGCTTCACTTGAAGTTAAAGTGTACGACCCTGTGACCACCGCCTTAACCAAAGACGTGTAGAAGAACTGGTTACTGACACCGTAGCCAACAGTTAGGTAGGTTGTACCAGTGCTGACAATAAAAGCTGATTCATTAGGCGCAAAAGTCTTAGTAGACTGTCCGTCAATGTTGTCAGCGGCGGAGATCACCATCGAGCCAGTTCCGCTGTTCTTGAACAATGTGAACCAGTTATTCCCAAGCGTAGAGGCAGAAGGGAGTGTGTAAGTACCAGCTCCGCCGTCCCACACTGAAGTTTGAGCTCGATTGGTGGTGGCAAAGGTTCCAGCGTTAACCAAGGTCAAGGCAGGGTGGCTTTGGTTCAGCGTTGAGCCACTGGCAACCAAACCATAACCCGCAAGGGTAGCGGCATCAGCAGAGGATGTTCCAGTACCAAAAGCAATGTTGCCCCATGTACCCGTTGTTGTTGGGTTAGCTGTGATGTAAACGTACTTAGACTCACCAGCGGCAACAGAGATGATCGTGTTAGTGCCAGCAAAGTCTTTGACCGTAAAGGTGTTAGCTCCGACGTTTCGGATCAGCGCGTCGTTACCCACAGAGCTTTGGTTAGCAGGTGGCATGTACAGGCTCAAACCCGCGGTTGTAGCTGTAACCTGCATGATGCGAGCGGCGTAGTCGTCTGTCGCGTTGCCGTTGATGGGCCACTCCAACTGGGTGTTAGCGCTCAACGTAACGGCACGATAAGAAACGTCCGTCGGTTGGATGACGTTGCCTGTGAATGGTGAGTTGTAGCTCATGTTAGTCCTTAACTGTCATTTGCGACCGCTTGACGATCTGCAATGCGTAACTTGTCCTCAGCCGTCAAGATGTCCATGATCAGCTTGTACTGACCTTGCCACAAAGGAACGCGATCATCATTCTTGAGGAACGGCATAGCCTGTAGGAGAGACCCGTACAGCAGTGCTTGAGGGGCGTAAATGGTGAACCAATTGGTCTGATTAGAGCTGTCCAAAGGCTGAACGCGCTCATAGTACAGAACCTCAAAATCATAAGCCAACGTAGGCGTAGGGGCTACCATCCAATGGGTGTAGTCGTAGTCGCAGTAGAACTTGGGGACTTCCGTTTGCGCAGGGTCGGGCCAATACTCGCGCAGGTACTCATACCTACGGTTAAAGACTGGCTGGCGCTCACCCGCTACGGTGATGTTCATAGACACTGTTTTGTGCCAACGAGCAGGCTTATCGATCACGTTAGCGCCAGCGGTCATCGTGCTGGTGTTGACCGTCAGGTTGCCCAAAAACTTGATTTGAGAGGCAATAACCTGCTCAGCCAGCATGATAAACAGGGGGATCTTGTCCAGCGTAGAGGCGTCGTTACGCTCCAGATAAGACTGGATGTTCTCGACCAAACTGTCATAGGTCATAACACTTGCGGTCGTCATGCGTTCACCTCGTAGATTCGTTGTGGCATTTTAATCTGCCTTTTAACTTGTGACAAGGTCACTTGCTTGCCACGCCCTTAGTCTTCTCAAAACTTCTCATGCCAGCGATCCCGAGGATGCCTGAGAGGATGACCCAAAGCTGGTCAGCTTCAAGCACTGGAGGAGGATCCATGCCAACAGGCACCCAGCCCATAGCCTGCAAGTACTTCCAAGCCCATTGAAACAACGGATAGAGCAGGAACTGGTAGCCCATAGCCGCCACACCGATCCAACCGATGGCAGGGCGCCAGCCACTGACAAACACGCTACTGGACGCCGCTTCTATCTTGTTAACCTCAATTTGGGCTAGGTCTGTGGCTTGGTCTATGCGCTTCTCTTCAAGATCGAGTTTTCGTTGCTCAACCTCCATCTCCATCTTTTCTTTGTCGGTGGTGATTAGGTCGCCAGCAACCTTACCCACGGCTTCAATGATTGATCCAACGGCAAGCAAGCTCATTTCAAACCTTTCAGTGTGCGATTCAGCCAGCCCTTGAGGAACTTAACCTGCACAGGGTTCTTGTTGCATATCTCAACGTAACGGGCAATCTTTGCCAAGGCGTAGGATTCTTTAAACCGCTGACCATCCGTGATCTGGTTGAGTTTCTCGATAGTCTTAGCACCAATACCGCCATCTGGCGTAGCACCAACCACAAGCTGGGCCAGCTTCACAGCCATGCCCATACCTGCGTTTACACCAAAGTTGAAGATGGTGTTGGCTACCTCTTGGTTGGCAATCTCGTTCCCGCGCATCTTGTCCCAAAACTCAACACGGTAAAACTCACGCACCATAGGCGTAAGAGAACCACCGAATTCTTTCTTGTCTACCAGCGCCCATCCATTCCACTGTGGGTTCTTATTACGAGCGATGCCTGCGTAGGTCATTCCGCCTGTGTCGCCAGCGACTTCGTGGAGGACGTAACCGCCCTCATCTCTAATCATTTGCTCAAAAGCTGGTTCAAACTGTGCCATTTTATTCTTCCGACATGTCTGTTGCCGCCAAATTGATACGGGTCTTCAAAGCCACAATATCTTCTGGCTTCTCTTTAAAACCAATAGCTACGTACCCTGCAAACTTACCCATATCAGGGGGAATGGAGCCTCTACACATAAACTTCACGCCCTGTTTAGCACCCCACTCACCCACCTTGGATGATGGGTTGAAGTCCTCACAAAGAACCTCGCCATTGAGCATGGCAACCATTGCACTGTTGCGGTCTGCTGATGCGTTAAACAAGGACGTTACCGTACCTTCCATTGCCTTTTCCCGTGAACCATCGCCGTTCAAGGCTAGTACAGTAGTTCGGCTGTTTGTTGCCAAGTTAGCCTTGTGAACTAGCACAACCAAGCCATCCAAGTCTTTCATCAAGCTACGTGCAGGTGAGATCAAATTCTCTTGCTTTGCCAACTGTGGCATCTTGTCTTG